TCTCCCTCTTACAAAAGAAGAATCTGGTAGACACCCAAAGATAATCAGCCTTTACCACATGCATGTGTCCTGGTGGCTCTGGATCAGGAGAATTTGGGTTAGGATAAGAAACAAAATCATACTTATCCGATTCCACCCAACTTATGAGTTTATTGACAAAATCAGACTCCGGAGCTTTAAATGCAGATGAATCACCATCAAAGTGTGCAATATACTTTCCTTTAGCCATAAACAAGGCTTCTAAATAAAACAGGGATTTCCATTCCTTGATGTTTCTTCCCTGATGAACCATCGTGCTTCGCCTCAAAACTAAGTTATCTATGACTCCTTCATTGACCATAGAATGGAGCTTTCTCATAACCACATCTGGTATTGGTGTGTGGATGTCTATCAAGAGAGTGACATCAAGGGAATGTCCATCAAAAAAGTTCCGACACACATAAACATTGTCTGTAAGGAAATCCCAAGTCCTACAACCTACACCTGAATGGGCCTCCGTTTTCTCGTCTCCTATGCCCGCTCTTGTGTCTGTGTTAATAACAACACTTATTTCCTTAATAATATCACTCACTTTTCTTTCCTCCAAATAGAAAGACCGTTCCAAAAAGTTGGATGTCCATTTCTAATAGTCCGAACATGTAACAATTGCTTCCATCGATCATCAAAATACATGTCACTCGCCTTTCTCACTCCCGACAAATTTATATCATCAAGGAACACAACACAATTCTTTGCCATAAATGGTTCTGCCATTCGGAGAGCCTTTACAGTCGGTCCAGTCTTATGGTCTGCATCGTAAAAATAAACACCTATCTTTTCCTTAAACTTCGGCATACGAGATTTAAAGAAAGTTTCAAAATCCTCCTTAAAGAAAAACCCATTGGGCAAATCTTCTTTATCCATAGAGTCAACAAAGAAGGGCTCAGCTCCTCCCCATCCCGAATAATCATCAACGGCTATGCTTGTCTTTTGTTTCGATGCCCTACATCCCGCAAAGAAGGTAAAACCATAATACACACCAATGTTTAAAAACACTTGATCATCCGGCATTTCTCTAACTGCTTTCCATATCATGGCAGCCACCGCAAAAGAGGACATCTTTCTCATACTCAATAATGGTTCAATATCCTCGATAATAGCTTCCGAATGTTCCGGCAGGCGTGTTTCAGCTATTTCATCGATGTTCCTGTTTCTAACTGAGCTTTGTGGGTCAATTGTATTAAAACTGACCTTAGATATAAATTCTGATAATGCTACCATATTTTCTTACCATCTCGTTTGTGAGCCCATGCAAGTGTATGGATCTTTGTTAATTTGGACTCATCGAACACAGCAACGACAGCTTGCCTCAGACGACCTAAATTAATATCATGGAAGATAAAAATACCATCATCCTTGATTAAATCCCAAGATAACTTAATTTCAATCTCCACCTGTTCTTTATCATGGCATCCATCTATAAACACCAAATCAAACATCTTGTCTAATGTTGGTAGTATTTCTTCGGACAATCCGATCATATATTCAATATTATCATATCCTTTGATGTTTCTGTTAAAAATATCAAGGGTGGTGTGTCCTGAAACATTGTCAGGTATTTGATAGGATGGACGAGTTGTGTCCGCCCTAAACGTATCGATAGTAAACACATGCTTTGCAGTTGAAGCCATTGCTATCGTTGATCGTCCTTTATAACTACCTATTTCAAGGCAGTTTTTATCTTTTGCTAACTTAACCAAAGCCCGTGCCTCCTTCGGGGGAAACATCCCATGAACATCCTTCCATTCTTTCATTCTACCCGTCACCTCTTTCATTTTATCCTCCCCTCATATTTACCATTTTTAACACCCCATCCACGAAACGTGCATCGTTTACACAAATCCAATCTCCTCTTTCCAACTTCCAACTCATCACAAATCCTCTGACGGTAATCTGATTCAAGGATTTCTTTAATCGGCGTTGTATTAAGATTTCCAAAAACATGGTGATGTTTATAATCACGACAACAAAGGACATACTCTCCTGTACAAACGATCACAACATAGACTGAAGGAAAGAAACACAAATCCCTTTCTGTAGACGAGTTTTCGTAAATCATTTTTACCTCTGGATCAAGTGTAACCCTATTACCTCGGGAGCTGCCCCTCTTGAACTTTAACTTTGAAAGTCGTTCCTGTTCCCTATCTGTATAATAAGATATCCGAAACACCACATTTAATTTATCTAATTCATCTACCATATATTGATTCAAATTCCATCCATTCGTATAAATACAAACGCAACACCCGCAATGCTCTTTAGTATATTCTAACAACATAAAAAGCCTGGGATCAATCAATGGTTCATTGTAAAGATTAAAATATAACGTTCCGGCATAACCGACACTTCCAAGATACTTGATGACATCCTTCATAATGTCAGTGTTCAAAAAGACAGGATCGGCCTTCGCCTCTGTAGGGCATTCAGGATGGTGTTGTGCATAATTGCATCTGTTTGATAATTCAAACGCAAAGGAATTCGGTATTGCATCTCTTTTAAATGTCATCTACCATCCTTCCAAAAGTCAGGTTCTGTGGCTTGCTCATATTCAGGTTTCGCTCCTGTCCCATGTCCCTTTAGTCCAAGTTTTCTCCTTGCGGCATCAGGGCGTAGCCATCTTCTTTCAATCGAGTGTCTTTTCCTAATATCATCCTTTTCATAATGTAAAATATAAATACCAAGATCACGGTCAATATTGTGATTACTCTTGTATCCAAGCAAAACTCTGTGTGGAGAACGCACCCAATGCAAGTCCCGAGACCTTACAATAAGCCTTGGTTGGTAATCAGGCCATTGCCCTATCCGATGAGATTCAATAGGCCAACCATCTTCTCCATAGATGCAGAAAGGACTATCTTCGTGTCGTAAAACTTCAATCGTCCTCCTTGGAATGTGTACAAGATCAGCCGGAGGATTAATCCCTTTCTCAAACAAGTCCGTCAAATAATCTTTTAATCCATCAGACAACCTTTCATCAGCGTCTACCAAAAGACAAACTTCTCCATCATCGGCATACGACATCATAATATTAGCTTGAGTGATTTCAGCGTCATGGTACCAATCAAGATAAGGATGAACGTAACATTTTACCTTATCAAAATGATTTACCTCATGTACTGTATAATCAGTTGATCCTCCGTCGATGACAACAATATCATCTACCCACGGTTCATCGTGGAAGTCAGCGACGCATCTGCCTATTTCCATCTCCTCGTTTAATATCTTCATTAATACTTTCATCCAACAGCCCTCCTCATTTGTTCCGATTCTGACTCGGATTGAAAAAGCAACTCTTTTAAAGCTTTTTTCACCTTCAACGGACTTATTGTATTTATACAAGGTGATTGACACACATTTCCATAACAGAACCCCATCTCAGGACAAACATCAAGATGGTTGGGTTCTAAAAACACTGTCGGAGCTTTGTCTGATCTCGGCCCTGTTACTCTTGCTGGAGCAGGGCCAAACAATGTGACGGCCGGAGTATGAACTGCTCCTGCCAAATGTGCCGGGTACGAATCTATAACCACCGCCGCATCAGCTAAAGCCATAACATAAGCTGTCTCTGACCACGATAATTTGCCCATAAGATTGACATCCGCCTTACGACAAATGAAATCAGTGTGCCCACCTATTTGAATAACCTTATGCGTATCGATTCCAGAGATAACAGTATCCATATGCTTGTATGTTCGAGAAGCCACCCCTCCAGTTGTGTGCACAACAATAAACGGCTCTGAATCAGTGATGAGCTGGGCGTACTTCTCTGGGACATTTTTAACTATAAACATCTCATCAGGCTCAACTTTCGTAAAGTACGGATACATGTCGTAGAGCTTTGTGGCCAATGTGTTGAATCTTCCAGGGAGGATCCTCTCACCATGGGGATTATACACAACCTTATATGTTTGTCTGAGATGCCTATCATCCCAATCTATGATCTCATCGATATAAGGATTGCCTTGTATAATATCCATATATATCTTTTGAGTCATATATATGAGTGGCAGATTGGGATGCTTCTCTTTGATACCTTTAAAGCATTGAGTAGTCATCAACACATCGCCCGCCGAACTGTGTTGTGCAAACAAAACAGCATCTTCCACTGATATATCTATAACCTCCTCTTTAAACACATCCTCCATAAGCTCATTTATGTCAGACACTCCTTCAAGCCATTCTTTGCCGACTTTCAGACCCGCCACCTTCAAATCTTCTCTAAGAATCGAATTAGTTGCCACATCATACATTGCTTGACACAAATCCTCAGCTTTGCAGCACTTGGCTTCAAGGTCTGCCGGCCCGTCTTTTCCAACAAGCGGCATGTATGTGAGTTCTTCACAATCAACTCCGTACCCTGCATTCTCCAAAAGTTCTATCTGAGCCGTTGTTTTCGTAGCAATAAAAGGTGTTCCACAAAGCATAGCTTCAATTAGCGTCCATGACAGCCCTTCCTGCAATGAAGCATTTACAAGGCAGTCGATGCTATTATAGATGTCTACCATTCCCCCAATATTAAAATAAGAACTGGGAGGTCGGGCTATAAGGTCTTTTCCTTCGAGCCCACAATCCGTTGCAAATTGCTTCAGATCATATTTTGATTGCAACTGGGTATGCAAATAGAGCCTGATATCAAAATCAACTCTGTCCTTTAACATCCGAAAGGCTTTCAATACCTTCTGAGGGTCTTTCCGAACTTGGTTGGCGCCGACAAAACCAAATACAAAGGTGTCATCGTGAACAGGCGGGAACACCTCCCTCCGGATCTTCAGACGTTTTTCTTTGTCATATTCTTCCCAAACATCTGATAATTGGAGTGGAGGACGGAAGTATCTAATATTAGGGACGGCCTCCTTTAAAAGCTGTTCCCCATACTTAGAATATACATAAGGGTGGGTGAAGTGTTTAATCCAATCCACCCAATCTTTCTTAACATATTGAATATCATAAGGAAAAATAGAAACCCAGGCGGCTCCTCGACGATCCAACGCAGCCTTGAGTCTATCCATTATTCTACTATATTGCCACAGATCAATGCCTACCATTATAATCGCATCATATTCAAACCTCTCGACGAGCTGACACAATTTGGCATGACCATATTTATCGATTTCTTGTGTTGCATATATTATTGGGAAAGGAAAAGGACGAGTTGCTATCTTAGCAGGATCAACTGGGTGGGATTCAAACGCAAACAAACCAATTTCATACTTCTCTGCATCCACACAACTAAGTATAGAATGCATCATTCCGGAGTTGCCGGACGTACCAAGAGGATGTTCCCCTATAAATAACAACTTTTTCACGATTCACCTTTAAGTGTGATTGTTAGCGAGTGTCTTCGCCAAGTAAAACAACGTCAATTCCTGGGTAACGTCGTTTCTTTACTGCTTCTACTCTGTAGTACTCTCCCGAAGCGGGTTGATATCGATCTAACTCTTGTATCCCAACGGAGCTTTGTATATACATTTCAACACGTTCCATGTCGAGAAGACCGATGGCTTCATCAGTTTCGATCTCTCCTCCATGAACGGGTGTCGTCAACAAGGCATAGCAAGGGTCTTTAATGGATTCCCAATGCTGCACCCGCTGATAATCGTCGTTCCAATCGGCTTCCCCGGAGGGTCTTAAAAGTTCCCCGGAGACATTGCATTGATACAAAACGCCATCGTACTTGATGATTTCATTTTCAAACATGTCAGCTGTTTTGTTCGCCAACATGTGCTTTGTGCCGGGAGTATCCAACTCAACGATTTCACCGGCTAAAACTTCTGTATCATAAGACAGCATGACCTCGAGGAAAAACTCTCGAATGAACGGCTTTGTCACCTGAGTATTCGGTGTAACATCTAAATACCCTCCAGCAACATCTCCGCTCTCCCTCATTATGGTGAAGGATGTTCCTACCTCGACTAATGCTTCTTTTATATCAGGACCAATTGACATTTAACTACTCTCTGGATTAAGTAAAACATCTTGGTCACTGTCGTAAGTTATGTCTCTACCAAGCTCATCATACGCAAAGCCAGCATCAATTTTGTGCCCAAAGAGAGCTGAGGGATCAACACCAGCAAACTCTTCCGGCCGATCCTCTTGCGCAGTCGAAAACTCCTCGTCCATGGTTTTTATGATTTGCATGTAGTGTTTGAAGCGTTGGTCGAGGGAGAATTGTTTGACTCTAAACTTACGAGCTGACTCGGAAGCAAGATAAAAGAACAAATGTCTCTTTGCTCTATTTTTTAACCAATATATCTGGAAGTCGGACGTATTAGGAAACGTCCAACCGGTTTCCCTAAGAGCATCAGCGACAGCGTTATTGTAATCTTCAGTCTCTAAATAAGTGGAAAGAGACTTAACTTCCTGTTTTAATAGAACTACAGCTTCTGCTTGTTCCATTTATCTTGACTTCCTTTGAGTCCTTCGCTTTGGTGTCTTAGATTTCGCTTTCGGCTTTGCCTTTGGTTTTTCCTCAACAACTTGGATTTCCTCAGGGGGAGCCTCCGGCTTGGATTGAGGCTCTGGATAATATTCAACCACCTCCAGAACCCCAATCCTCATCAAACCTACCTCAGCGTGTATGGATGGAGGAAACGGTTTTACTTCTTTATCAAACACCGTCCCCTTCAACCATAATATTGATTTTCCTTTAATATCCGTCCCTTTTAAAGACGTAAGTAACCTAACCTTTTTAATTCTTTCGAGTTTCATCGATTGTCCTCCTATTTAATACGATGGTGAATGAGGTTCCAATTCAACAACAATACAGGGTGTTCGAATCTCCGTGGTAGGAGAAGACGTCCTGGTGATGACAAGATCATAAGTGATGATATCACCCGGATTGAACGTGTCAGCCGCCCTATTCACAACAGCTTGTGTAATCCCTGTGTCTCCGGCAACCACCGTAGTTTTTTGCTGACTTACTTCTCCACTCACATGGGCTATTGCCGGAGGAGTGGTTAGGCAAGACACGGCATTGATTCTTACGTCACAGGTGAACGATAACGTTGCCGAATCGTCCTTTCCGCTCTGCTCACAACTAAGAAAGATATTTCCAATCTTTCCAGCCTTCTTTGGAACTCCCAAGGGAGCATTCAAGTCATCCGCTGTAAACTCCCCAGAATGACATGCCCCAAGAGACTGACACAGAGCGAACTCTACCTGTTTGCTAAAATTGGGATCGGAATATGGGACTAATGGTCTCATAGCTCCTCCTTTCCCTAAGTTACGATTAGGTTGTAAATACAGTCCTCATTGTACAGGACGGGCAACCCTCGATTTTCGACCCGAATGAACAATCCATCAGGGTCCCAAACATCATGAGAATCGACCTTCACATCCCATTGTCTTTCAACCCCAAATGGAACCGTTGCAAACTCAGCGATTTTCTGGCCTTCAAGCTGAGAAGCAAACATGGTGAAATAAGACGAGGGAAGGAACTTCCTGGTCGTGTAGACAATATCCTCACCGGCTTTAAACGAAACTGATGGAGCGGTTGAAACATCCAACGTTCCAGCGTTCTCATTAACCGCTGAAATAGTTTCGTCTTCGTAAGACCTGGCGGACACATCATAGAACCTCAACGTGTCGCCGACTTCAAAATCAATGGTGTCATCAACAGGAACGGTCGCTGTTACTCCACCAGTGATGTTGCCGGTCAGATTTGCCTTGATCTGATATTGCTCATCGTACAGAACCATATTCGAGATGTTCAGAAGATTTCCAAGCACCTGAACCGGTCGAGAAAACAGATCGCCTTGACCATAGTTAGATTTTGTAAGCAGGGTCTGAATCCCATTATCCATTACCATGAGCTTCAAAAGCTCTGCCGTAAACAATGCGTAGTCAATTGTTGCACCACAAGCATTCGACAGAGTAAGATTGGCATCCATGATGTCTTCCAGGATGTTACGGGAGTTTCCATCATCCCACTTACGGTTGGCATCAAGAGTAACGATATTCGCCGTGGGCACCGAATAATCTACAACCTGCTTGGTGCTCGCATAATCGAGATAAGAGAATCCGCCGGCCGTCAACATCTTGACAAACATCCATTCTTTTCGACGGTCACACCGATTTCTCATCATCTTGGTTTCTTTGGCTAATCGTTTCTGAGCCGAGTAGTATAAGGTTTTGTTTCCCGGCTCACGTAGGTTGTTCAAAAACCCCTCACCGAGATACATTTTTTCTTTCCAGACAGCGGCTTTCGCTTCATGGCTTGCGATTCCCAAAGGTGCTACCCTGGGGGACTCGGAATCCGGTGCTACGAAAGGCGTCATGCCCCGATTACCAATTTGGCTTTCCCATTCAATTACGTCGGAGTCCCACTTGTCAGATCCAAACAAGTTCGAAATGACCATGCTTGGGGCTGTCATAAACCGAGTAATCAACTTGGTTAACCTTTTTAACCTGAGATCAGGTATATCACTATGACTATGTGGCATTCGTAATCCACCTCCTTCCAAGCCTATTTAAGAATAACGTACTTGCCATCGTCTGTGCTTCCAAGATCCGTTTTTACGTCTGAGTTGTAGCCCAAAACAGCAGCTTTATACAGAATAGCGTTACTCAGAACAAGCGTTCCTTGAGCACCCTTAGCATTTTCTCCGTACCCAGTATCAACTGCGGAGAAGAGAATGCCTGCGGCAGCCGTGAAAGGATCACCGGTTGCTGTCTGGATGTAAACATTTGCACCCTTAGCAACCGTTGCAGCGGCAAAGTTATTCGTTGATGTTAACACAGCAATGTGTG